GAAGGTATCTTCAATTGTTTCTTTTTGCGTTTCTGTTGTTGCGTCAAAGCCGTAATCCTGTGCTGTCTTTATGTATTCAACGTGCTTGTGGATCTTTACTGCCTGTGGCTGGATCTTAACACCAACACCAAAGTTGCCGTCATAACCCATGATCCTCATGTTGACTTGACCTAATGTACCAGCACCGCACTTGTTTACTTTTTGCTTTTCATCTTCTGTCATAACTTTGTTGTCTGCGTTAAATAAAACAGGCGGTGTCATGTGCCATTGCTCACCAGTAGTTCTATTAATACCTCCAGTTGGCATCTTAGTTTTAACTACAAAATAATCTTTCTCCCCGTCACCATCGTTTATTTTTTCATAGCTCCACGGTTTATTAGCTAGCTTAAATTTCTTGTTAGGAAAAGCTGTCTTAAGTTGCTGTTTCCACTTATCCAGGAAAGCTTCTAGCTCTGTCTCCAAAGGCAAAGCTTTATCCATATCAATCAAGCAAGTAACTTTCCAAAGTGGATCGTACTTTGTGTCAGGTTCAACTAACCATGTGTACTGAAATTTACAGACAGGTGTTTTTGTAATTAAAGTTTCGGATTTCATGTGATGAAATAGTTTGAATAACGTGTGATTGTAGGGTCAAGTGTTCCGTGCTGTGGCTCACTAGGCATGCCCTTTGTGCCTGGGATTTTTGAAGTTAGCTCTACCTTTATATCTGTTAACCAATCATGTGCGTACATATCTGCAAAAGTTTTTCTTACTGAATCTCTTAGCTGTGACATTTCTGCTGGAGTGGTGGTAAAGCAGTCGTGTATGCCTCCTATATTTTGTATGTAACTCATTGCATCCACGGTAGAAGCTGCCATGTGGCTGCTGTCCATACTATGAAGTACATTTGCAGATAAAGCATAGCTCATTCTCTTGGTATCTAAACCAGGTGCATCTATTTGTGTTCGTATATCTAAATATATATCTGATAAATATTTCATTCTTATCCTGGTCAATCTTGTATCGCTGTATTCCTGATGTACTAATAAACCAGAAGGCGTTGTCCATTCTATAGCCGTGTTACTCTTGCCAGCTACTCGACCTACAGACTTAAACCATTTCATTGCTAGTACAGCTGGTTCTATTAATGACGTTGCCTCTTTGTGTAATAGCCGTGCCATGTAGTGCATTGTTGACATTGACCCTTTTTTAGTAGTCCAACTGCCGTGACCAAATAAATCTTTAGCTCTTTTTGTAGCCCAATCGTAAGCAAAGTAGTAAAAGGCTGTGTTAGTAGCTGAATAAGGTGTGGTCATAACGCAGGGTTTTGCCAGCGACCTATCAGGTTGCAGCATTAACCACTTTTTTGCTCGATGATCTTCACTTTGACGCAGCTTCTTGTTAACTTTGTTAATCACTTCTGTATAAATATCTCTAGGTGTCTCATCATTCTCAAGATTAACTAGCTTACCCATGCTTTTTGACCTGAGAAGTGACGCATAGTGCTGTATTCCAGAGCAAGTGCAGTCCAACATTACAGGTAAATTGCATTTGTAATCTGGTTCTGTCCTGTATAGATAGAAGGCACGGCAAAATGCTAAGAATGACCACGGTTTATCTGCTCGCATCCAAAATTCTGCGTTAGTCCAGGGGTCGTTACCGCTATCTAAGATATATCTAACCTTTTCCTTAGTCCAATCTATCCTAGTCTGCCAATCTGACTTACCTAATCCGTACAGGTTAGCTCCATGTATGCGTAACCAGTTCTCTGCTTCTTTAGTATCTATCTTTGTACCGTTAGCAAATAATAATAGCGACCTTGATACATCATTGCCTTGCGGATTTAAGTAAGGAGGTCGGTAGTAGTATCTGCCTCTAAAATCTAGGCTCATAGGAAAATATATTTCACTTTCTTCTATAAATCTTTTAGCTACCCATAGTGTTTTAGCCTGAGCTATCCTAGCTCCTCTAGTTTTGTCGTTCTTCTCATGTATTGACCTTGTTTTATATCTCCATCTCTGTATTCCTGGGTCGTCCTCCTGTAAATGTTTAGGGTAAGGCTCTACAGGCCAGCCATCTCTAGGCAGTAAACAACCAACCTCCATATTTCTGTCGTAAGCATGCTGCACCTGGTCATACATCCACGCATTGACCTTCCACGGCACGGACTGATGTAAGTTTGCAGCTACTATGAACTGTTCTTTACCTGTAGTCCTACTAGCTACTAACTCAGAGTTACTTTTCATAAGAGTTAGTGGTAGTTTTTTATTTCTATAACCTCCATCGAGAGTGCTAGTCCAGGGTCGAGGCTTGATATACATAGGCAACCAGTTAGGAGTCATAAGTTGCTGCTGCTCCTTAACCTTACTTACCCATTCCAGGCACGCTTCAGTAGGCAGGACTACTCTTCTATGTGGCTTTACTGTCGTATCTTTTTCTATCTTTATTAAACCCGTGTACTTCTCCATTAACTCTATGAGCAGGACTCCTGATGCCATTCTTTCTTTTGGCAACCAGTTTTCTGTCCTCTCCATACGCCTGATGTAAGCCATCTTATGCGCTTTCCTGCTGCGACCTCTTCTAAAATTTTTTAGTTCTATCTTGCTAGCCCTATCTAGCATAGTCTCTATCCATAACTTATCTGCTATATCTGTCGCAGCTGCATGCAAAGTAGGATTAGAACTAAGACTATCTATAACTGTCCTTACGCCAGAGGCTGCCACTTGCTGAGCAGGAAGGTAGGTCAGAGGTAAAAGACTAGCAAAGTTTTTACCAGCTTCTCCCTTCTCTATCTTCTTGCGTATAGCTCGCAAGTGCAGGACTATTTCATTAACTCCATGCGCAGATAGAGCCTCACCCCACTTAGAGAGAGACTCCATCTTGTTCTTAGTCTGTCTGTTAGTTAATAATCTGACCCTATCACACCCTAAAGTCAGCATCTCACGTTCTAACTTGCTTTGATCTTCTTCGGTTCTTTTACTTTTGCTGACCAAAACTTATATTCCTTATCGAAGTTATCGACCATCCAGGACTGTGTGATTTCCCGTAAGATCATGCTGTCAGTCATACCTTTAGCTGACGCTAGTGCGTTAACCCTGGTGTAGATGTCACCGCTGAGTGTAGTCTGCACCTTCTTACTGTCGGCCATTGTTTTTTACTCCTAATAAAAATGCTTCTTTAAGTGTTGGGTACATAGCGGTTCTAATAACTACGTCCACATACTTTTCTTTTAACCAGGCGTTAAAGATTTTATCTAACCTTACCGCTTCTGATTCTGTTGGAGCAGGACTGTCAGGTAACATCATCCAGTAGGTAGCTGCCTCTGGTATGTAGCTGTATGTTCCGCTGATCCAGCAACCGCTGTCCTGGTGGTAGTAAAGGACTAGGTTGTTGTCGTTGCTGTGCGCCTGGTCAGGCTTTTTATCTGCTAGTGGATAAATTTGTTGATCTGTATTTAGTGCCATTAGTACTTTAGTTTTGCTCTGTTTTTGTTAGTTGTTTTGTTGTTAAACTCCTCGATCTTCTTTATATCGAGGGCAGGACTGTTATCCTCTAAGAATTTGTTAAGGGCATCCGCTAGTGTTACCCCGTAAATGATTCGACTTGTCATTACAGGGCAGTTCTCATGCTCTATGTCTATTTCGTTGTAAACAATTTGGTACGCCCTCATTCTTTATTCTCCTGCATTAGTTGTGTGTATAGCTTTAACAGTCTAAGCGATAAAGCTTTAACGTCAGCAGGACTTAATTCAAAAGCCATAAGACATACTGCCAGCTGTATTCTGTAGTCTCGAGGGAGTTCCTCGGCTAGAGCTAGAGCAGCGTGGAACTGCTCCGCCTCGGTGTTTAAATACTTCATTAGCTCACCTCTTCATCCTGATATTTATATCCTTTGTTGTAGTGTTTTTTATGATTATTAAATTGCTCTTCAGATAACGTGCGGAACAAATCAAATATATCTTCAGCTTCAATTAACATTTCCGCGTCATCATCTTTTTTATGTTTATCACAATCTATACCCATATTGCATTTGAATAGTGACCAGTGGCCGTTTTCATCATGGAATAATTGATAAACACCAAGTAAGCTTAAAGTTGATTTTGTGTTAGCTGTTAATTCATCATAAGCATCAAAAAATTTTGCTTGGATAAACTCTGTTTCAGTTCTTTTCATTAATTTCCTCCTCTAAAATAAATGTGTAAGTGCCTCGGTCTTTTGTAACCTGGTTCATCTGCCAAGTGTATTCAGCTGGGCAGGACTTTAACCACTCTCGAAAAGAGTCGTTCATAATGTGGCCGTTGTAAGTGTACGGCCATTCTTTGTTTTTAATTTCCTGGTGCATTATGCTTCCTCCTTTTGCTCTGTCCAGGTCTTGAAATATCCTATTGTGCGCCCTCCGTTTGTATCTTTTAGAGGTCGGCAGGACTCAGACAATTTACTCTGGTGTTCTATCTTGTCGGCCACCTCTCGCAATATGCGGGCAGCTTCTGCGCCCTCAAAGTTGTCAGCAAAGGCAGCGTCACAAGTTTCCATTTTTATTTGTAACATTTAAAAAACTCCTTGTTGCAGTGGGTTGTAAATGGTAGAGAATCTACCAGGGAGGCGACCAGCTGGAACGCCTCCAGGGTAAAATCAGCTAACAACTAAATTTTTAGTACATATATAAGGCTTTGCCCTGCTTCTGCCTACATCTATGTAGCAATAATAAGCAATGTGGTGGTAATCAGTCATAATGTCCGATTTATCAAACCATTTATCACCTTTCATAGCTTTAAACATATTCTGATAAAAGTTATGCACTAAATGTTCACCGATTTCTACAAATTTATTTAAGTGGTGGTATGACTGCTGAAAGTCTCCATCAACTAAATATAAATTTCTAAATGGTTCTCTAGCGTGCCTTTCTTTTCTTAAGTCGTTTTCTACTTTTATTAAATCTAGTTCTCCTTCTGTGAGAGTAACTATTAAAGTAGAATGATTGCGTATTGAGACTGTTCCTTTCATGTTGTAAGTTTTTAAAACTTTTTTAATTGCTGGTAACAGTTCTTTTTTGTCCTCTTGTGATATGTAGGCCATAATTAAAAATTTGTTAAATAGGTTAAATTAGTTTTTCTTGTTGGTTCTGTTCCTGGAGGATAATCACCCCAGGAAGCAAGACCAAAACAAAGAAAGATTATTAATAGTCTTAGAAACATATTTAATACTTCCTTGTTCTTATGTGTTCGGTTACTCTGTCGTTAACTTCTGCAAGAGCAACAACAAAGCCGAATAAAAATAAATAACTTAAGAAAACCATTATTTAAACCCCATGAATTGCGCATAAGAATTTAATTCTTTATTGGTCATAGGTGCTAGACCTTTTGAACCTGGGATAAGATAGCAACCGTTAGAGTCTTTTCTAAGTGTTCCTAGTTGTGGCTTCCAATACTCGTTTAAAAGTCTTAGTGCGCCAGCTGTTAAAGCTTCCATTTTGTTTTAGTGGTGGATTGAAAGATTCTAAATAGAATCTAATAGTTATCCTAGTCGATTCTTTGACTAATTGCAAGAGATGGGCGGCTAGACTTACAAAAGTTATTGAATCAAAATAAAAAAGTCAAACAATACCAGGCTAAAATCTACAAAAATCCCTGCGGTACTGTCGTTAAGACAGTTCTTCAGACTGTAAAAAGTTAGTAGGTGCAAGGACTATAGACCCCCATAGACTATTTTAGGACATATCTTGGACACCCATAGGGGGGTGAAAGTGCAGCAACGTATATACGTTAACCCCTCAGATTTTTCTAACTAAAATCTTAGATATATCTAAGATATACTTCATCTGACTAATTACTATCTCTTCTTCTATAGTGGACAGTCAGTAATTGCAGTAGTTTTCAATATCGTTTATATTTAGATTGTGTTTTCTTCACAGACACTCTTACAAGGTTCTTTCCGTGGTGGGTTGAGAACCTTTAGATTTACGAGGTATTTATGAAACAGAATGATGTTACAGAGAAACTAAGTGCCTTACACGCAAACTTAGCTAACCATTTAGCTGAGATATTGGAAAGTGGAGAGGCTACGACACAGGATATAAATGTTATCAGACAGTTTCTTAAAGATAATCAGATAACTGCACAACCAGCAGAAGGTAGTGCTTTAGATGATCTGGCAAAAGCTTTACCTGATATAGATAAGGTTGTAGCTTTTAAGCGTAAGTCTGCATGAAATGGGATAAGTTACCAGAACCGTTCGATAAAGATTTTAGATATTTCCTGGTGGTCGTATGGAAGCATCTACAGCTGCCTGATCCAACGCCAGTACAGCTGGATATTGCAGATTATATGCAAGCAGGGCCAAAGAGAAGAATAATAGAAGCTTTTAGAGGTGTAGGTAAGTCGTGGATGGCAGCTGCCTACACATTATGGTTACTGAGAAATGATCCACAAAAGAAAATAATGGTGGTATCTGCCAGTAAGACAAGAGCAGATGACTTTGCTCAGTTTTGTTTACGACTTATAAGAGAGATGCCGATACTGCAATGCTTAGAACCTGACAGGGAGGAACAGAGAAGCGCAAGTAACAGGTTTGACGTAAGGCCAGCTATACCCGATCAATCGGCTTCGGTAAAAAGTGTAGGTGTATTTGGACAGTTAACTGGTAGTCGTGCTGACCTTATACTTGCAGATGACTGCGAAGTGCCGAATACAGCTTGGACAGTAGGCATGAGAGAGAAGCTTATAGCGTGTGTCGGTGAGTTTAACGCTATTCTTAAACCTGGTGGAGACATATTGTTCTTAGGTACACCGCAGACAGAGGAAAGTATTTATAACAAGTTAAGAATGAGAGGATATGATTGCAGAATATGGACAAGTCGTTACCCTAAGAAGCCAGAAAAGTACGGAGAAGCGTTAGCGCAGATAATTTTAGATGGTTGCAAGGATAAGCCTAATGCTCCTACAGATCCTGACAGGTTTTCTGAGATGGATTTACTGGAAAGAGAGGCTAGTTATGGTCGATCACAGTTTGTTTTACAGTTTCAGTTGGACACCAGCCTTGCAGATTTACAAAGATTTCCGCTGCGTTTATCAGATTTGGTCGTTATGGAGGTCGATGACCACGCACCAGAGAAGATTGTGTGGTCGCAAGGTGCAGAATACAGGATAAATGACTTACCAGCTGTAGGATTTAGCGGTGATTACTACCATAGACCAGCTTTTATACACGGAGATTGGATAGAGTTTGACGGATGTGTGATGTTTGTCGACCCCTCTGGCCGCGGTCTTGATGAAACTGCTTACGCTATAGTCGCACAACTAAACGGAAACTTGTTTGTGTTAGAGGTAGGATCGTTTAAAGAAGGATATACAGAACCTGTGCTGCAAGGTTTAGCAGAGGCTGCAAAGAGAAAAGAGGTAAACTTAATAATCTTGGAGGATCAGTTTGGTCAAGGCATGCTACAGAGCCTTCTACAGCCATATCTACGCAAGATATACCCTTGCACAGTAGAACCGGCTAGAAGTAACGTACAAAAAGAGAGAAGAATCATAAATGCCTTAGAACCTGTAATGAATCAGCATAGGTTAATTATTAACAGGTCAGTCGTAGAGAATGACAGTAGGCCAAAAGACGAAGATAGCGTAGAAACATCTCTGGCTTACCAGTTATTTCACCAGCTAACCCATTTAACTGTTGATCGTAACTCCTTACAGCATGACGATAGGCTCGATGCGCTAGCTGGTGCTGTCGAATATTGGAATGATTCGTTAGCAATAGACGAAGAAAATGCTATGCGTGAACGAGATATGGAGTT